TGTAGCAGCCGCATCACCAGTTAAGTGTGCAGATTCAAGTGTGAATGATGTTGCATTAGCAATCGCAACAACTTTAGTTGAACGACCAGACAATACAATAAAATCACCAACTTGCATTTGTGTATTTGCAAGACTTCCTGCACCAGTAACTGTCGTAGAACCTGCTGTTACAGTAAACGTTCCAGTTAATGTGTTAGAATAAGCCGCTGAACTTGGGCAAACAGAAACTTTAAGTGCGTTTCCTAATGCGCCAGAATAACGACCTGCCCATGGACCAACGTTGAAAGATGCTGTGTTAATGTATACATCATCGTTCTTGATTGAAGTACCGGTACCTGCTGTGCCTGAACCAGTTGTTGCTTCTGCCGTAGCATTCAAAGCTGTGTTTGCTGCACGAACAACAAATAATGAACCAGAGTAACCCAAAAAGTTAGCGGCGGACAAAAAGTCAACAGCATTAGTTGCATTTGGTTTACCAAATTCATTTACTAAATCAGTTTCATTGGTAACTTGCACTGATTGATCGATAGGTCCCCAACGAAATTGTCCAGAAAATGCGCCAGATGTTGAAGATACTGCTTGTGAGGAAGACACCAAATCTGTTTCGGTGATCTTGATTCCTGGTGAAATTAGACTTATAGCCATTGAATTCTCCTTGTTATAATGATGTTTTGATGTTAGATTTGTTTAATTTATTTATAAAAAATCAGATTTGCGATAGTTCTCCACGTGCCAAACTTGCCCTCCTGCATCAACTAATTGATCTTGTTCTTCACCATTATTTATAAAACCAAAAGGAGTGACTTCTTCTTCAATCATTTTGATTCTTGCTTCGTACAATTCTTTTCTTATATTTATGTTTGTTAAATCTTTGAAATATGAGTTTGTTGTCAGCCATGAAAATAACACTAGAGGCATAACTAAATCATCGTGATATCCTTCGTCAGCAGAGTAACTGTTTCTTTTTTCAATAAATGTTGAAATCTCAGCTATAGTGTCAGCATCGTTGATAATAAGTTTTTTCTCTTCAACCATAGACTTAAAATTAGAACATCCAATACGTTTAACTTTTTTGTCTGTGATGACACCGAGTTGTGTTTTACTTCCACCAAACCCGCCATTGACAACTTGACCCTGTGGTGTTCTGTTAACAGAAATAATATTTTCATATTCATATTCTGCATACAAAATTTCTGCAACTTGCTCTGAAGAATTAATTTCAATTAGAACATATGCTTCATTGTATTCTTTACCTACTCTGTAAATTACTGATGGATATAAAAGTGGGCTGATTTGATTGTTTCTGTACTTGCCCACAATTCTGTATGGCATTTTAGTTATATCTAATATTTGAAATGCTGAATAGTCACCGCCTACACCTTTTGCAGTGTCTGCTACAATACAATACGCATGATCTTTTTCAACGTTTTCGTATATATCTAGTCCATCTTTTTGATAGAGAATAGGGCTAGCAGACATTTGTGCAATAGAATCGGAAGCAATGAGTGTTAGACTAGAACCTAAGAAGTTACATAACACTTCTTGATTGAACTTCAATTCGCCTAGCAATCTTCTTTGTTCAGATGCCCATTTTTCATCGCGACCAGGAATTTCCCAATAAGGAATAAATAAATTGACAAATCCATTTCTATCATTATCGGCATCATTCCAGAACTTCCAGAAATGGTTGTATCCTAGTGGAGTAGAACTTAACAGAATCTTTGTTGTTTCACCAGCAGAAATTGTTGGATAAACTGAAGTAAAGAATTGCTCTGCTATATTGTTTGGTATGATAGCAGCCTCGTCAACATACAGCAAATTAACTGACTTACCACGAATACCTGATGCGCTTGTTGCTGCTGTGAATACAATTGATCCATTTTCTAAAGCAATGTCACCTTTGTTCCATGTAGTGACACCTTGCTGAAGCCATGCAGGAAGATTCTCGTACATGATCTGATAACGATATAAAACTTCTCTTGCAGCCGTTGCTTTGTTAGCTAGAATTGCTACAGTCTTGCTTCCTTGAAATAAAGTATACCAAAGAATGTATGCTGCTGAAGTTGTTGTTTTGCCTTGTTGACGCCCCTCCATAAGAATGACTTTACGATTCTCATGGATAATCTTTACTTTGTTCTTTTGACAATCATAGAGTTTAAATGGCTGAAGCCCGTAATCTAGTGTGACAATCTTACAATAATTTTCAATAAAGTATATTGGATCGTCAGCACATTTAACGTATTCTTCAATTTCTTCTTTAGTGAAATTCAGTAATACGCCAGATGCTTTTAAATTAGAATTTCCTAAGTAGGATTTCGGTGTCATCTCTTGCCAATTATTTTCTGTAGTTCTGCTGTGCTACCAACAAACAATGCATTCGTTATATGCTGACTTGATGGTTGTTGTGATGAGTCATCTTTTTTAGATTTTAAATCTTTTACTTTTTTGCCTAAGTCTAATAAATCTTTATTTGTATCTGACAATGTTTTAATTAGCTGACCAACAACTTCATATGCTCTTGGTGATTCACCTTCTTTTGCTAAGAAGATAATATTTTCCATAGCAACTTTACCTTGCTCAATGAACAGTTTCAAATTTTGTCGTGCGTATTCATAATCGGCATCAATTGATTCATCATTTGGTGTACCACTTAGAACATCACTATTTAATTGTTTCATTACAGGTAATTCTTGTTCTATAATTTTACCCTGCACATCAAATATCTCATTCAACTTATCATCAACTGTTTTCTTCATTATGCCGTATATCCATTGTTATTAGTTTGAGATTCAGTCGTTTCAAACTCAGAGTTTCCAGTAAATGTTTGAGTAGATATGATCGCTTTGTTAATTGCAGAATTGTCATCAATAAAATTAATATCTTCTCTAACGATATATTTGAACTTCTTGATTGGTCCAAATAAATATCCTTTGACTGTGAAATCTAATTGATACGTTTGAATTCTGCGAGAATCCATATCTCCTTCGTATGTGTCTGATGAAGTTACTGTGTTTAACTCAATTGGAATATCCATGTTAAGAGATAAATCTGGAATCATCTTCATTGTCACAGTAAAGTCTGGAGTAAAGAATGGCACAATCTGTTCTACAATTTGTGTACCATCTTCAGTGTTTCTAAAAAGTGCATGTAGCGAAAAACTAAAGTCATATGGCACAGGTGTATGCATAAAGTTGAAATCTAATCCTCCTGTGTTTACACCTCTAGATATTTTATGTGCGCTGTTTAATTTGCGTTGAGGCGCATATGACATGCCAGTAAACTCAAATCCAAGTCTTGGTAAAGTAGTAGAAATATTGCGATCCAAATCAGGATCGCTAGTGACTCTTTGAATAAACTTTTGTTTTGGTCCATATTCAATTGGAACATTGACAGTTTGAAGTTTGATTCCCGCAGAATCATATCTGTCAACTTGAATTTCGTTAAACAAATTACCAAACATGATTACGTAACGTCTTAGCGTTCCGTGATAGAAGTCGTGTCCGAACATCATATTAGAAAGTCCTTGTCAATGAGAATGGATTTTGTTCTGAGAAATCTAGAATATCATCGTCAATAATTTTCTGACCAATCTCTTCATTATCTGCTGAAATCTCTGCTGCGACAACAACGTCGGCTTCGTTGACAATGAATGTGCCATCTTCAAGCAATAATAAGAATGCATCTTCGTCAAGTAATTTTTCACTATTAGTAGTTGACAAACTGTATTTATCTTCAATTCCATCAACTTCGGCAATGTCAGTATTAATACGTTCGCTAGAGTATTCAAGTTTGTCACAACGTAGTTCGTATGTGTATAGTTTGCCTAATTGGAAGAAGTTCTCAATATTTTGAGTAAATTTAATTTCATACATAGCCTTAAGCATAGAAATCCAAATTAGATCACCTTCTCTCGGTCTCACAATGGTTTCGTAATCATACTCTGAAACATCATTTCTGTTGCTTAATAATTCATCTCCATCTTCAGTCAACATATTATATGAGTATTCTGTGATTATAGATGTTTTTAGCGATTGTGTGAATCGTTTTTGTGAAACAACAAATGTGACAGATTCATCAACCTGAAGACCAAACTTTGCCATAAAGTCTTCTTGTCCCTGAAAGCCGTCAAAACTTTTGATGTAAAATTCCATTTCAAGTGCATCATCAAAAAGCATAGATGCATCTTCGCCATAAATCTTATCTAAATTTACGTGTGTTCGTGGAAGATAATAACCATCTACACCATAAATCTTGATAGATTCTATAATTAAATCTTCAACAAGACTTTGTTCCTGCTTAACAGGTGTGTATTGATTAAAATAACGATTACGTGCCATTGTGATTAGCCTAGCATATCAGTAACTGGTAAAGAATATGTGCTAATGACTTCTGCTTCTAATGCTTGAATTTCGTCTGTAGCTTCATCCCAGATTTTCTGTCCGTTAAATGTGATACCACCTGGCATAGAAAGCCCTTCAAACTTTTTAAGGTTTTCACCCCATTGTTTTTTGATTTGTGCAGTACAATACTTTTGCAAGAATCTATCATTGTATACATCCGTGAATGTGTCAGGATCAATCTTTTGATATCCTTCAATGATAATGAATTCACCAGCAGTTATTTTTGTGTCCCAAGACATGTCAATGTAAACTCTGTTGATATGGCGATTGAATCTGAGAGATTGTTTACCAACAAACAGTTCTTCTGCCATTGCAACGTTTTGAAATGCCATGTAGTATGGCGCAAACGGACCCGTATTGAATGAATACAAATCATTCAAAGAAATTTGATATCGCAAGTTAAAAAGATTGTTTGTAGAATAACTGTCACCAATGTCAAAGATGTTCATAACACCAATGACTGCATCTGGTACTGTGATGTACTTGTTTGTTTTATCTTCTTCTGTGACTGCGTGTGCGAGATATACTTTTTCTGTTGCGTCATAGTGATAGTCGTAGTAATATTGAAATGCAATCTCAATGCAGTCTTCAACTTGTTCGTCAGCTACGTTTATCTCTAAGAGAGGTGCACCTAGTCTTCTAAGACAGAATTGTTTAAATTCTTCTCTTGATGCTGGTTTGCTAGTACTCATTTTTTCCCCTTATAAATCATCTTCTATTTATAATATCTAGAGAAACAAAAAACCCGCTGATGAGGCGGGTTTTGTTTATGTTACTTCTATCAGAGTAGTGACATTAATTCCAATTAGCAGATTGCACGGCTGTAATGAATGCTGGCATGTCAGCGGCTGCGGTTACGGCTGCCGTCAAGCGATCACATTCAGCAAAAATTGCCGCACGTTTAGCCACTACGTCAGTAGGAATAGCCACGTTACGCTCGGCTTTACGAATGACCATCCAGTCAGTCTGAGCCAAGATTGAGTTAGCTGTTTG